TCAGTTTGATATTACTCATATAGTCTTTTTAATGAGTATTTACCCCTTGTTGTGTAGATCAAACAGAGTACGTACCTTTTCCTCCAGTACATCTATGCGTGTATACATCTTGGCCAGTACTATAACTAACGTTACAAACGCCACAGCAATAGGCCATAGCTGAACTAATACTTCAAGATTCATGTTGATTGCCCCCAATCCGAGTGTGCGGTTACAAGTATTTACACAATAAATATGTGTATGAACAGACTATTCACAGGGATAACGCAGGCTATTATAGTTCTAGTACCCACGTACACAGTTGCGTATCTAACGGACAAGATGGTTTATACCATACCCATGTTAGCGGCCATGAGCTTCATAGCGGCTAGTGTGAGTAAGCAACCCGTCGAGCGACGTGTAGATGATGCAATAGTTAAAGAAGGTAAAGACTAATTACTTTAGTTTTGCTACAGCTTTAACAATCCTAGCTTTGGTTTCACGACGATCAACTTCGTAACCAAACTTACGACCGTAAGCTTCAAGTTCCGTTTTAGTCATCTTATCCAATTTAGCTTTGGACAGTTTCTTAACTTCATCCTTTAATACTAAAGGTGCAGTTGGTTTTACTGTAAAGATATTTTTAATCCATTTAAACATATTTTATTCTCCACACGTATTTATGCTGTTTTTGAACACCCCGGGCGTGTTATGACAATGTGTGCAACGAAGTATAGCACACACGAAGTACACAGTCTATATGCATCGTATAAGGTGTCTTAAACGCACACAGACGTCTTTATAGCTACGATTAGTGTCATTGTAGCACCAAAGTGCTTAACTGCTATTTAAGAGCCATTTAGACGGTAAAAACCATTGTTTAAGGAGTCTACAACACTGATGGTTAAAAAGGGTGTAGCTCGTATAAAAGAACGTTTTAGTAGTGTGTGTTTACAAAGTTTACAAACGGAGGTATAATTTACAACCAATTTACACTTGTCGCAGAGAGCCAAAAACCTGCTAAACTTTAGCTACCGCTGTCGCTTTGCTCTCTGAAAAAATTCCGCTACCGATTGCTCTAAATGGCTTTACCGCTCCGCGGCTCTTTACGACCACGCATACCTGACCTGCGTCATAAATATATCTGGTCTATGGCCCTAGTTCATAAACACGTTATTATTAGAGCGGAAGTTCTTAATCCGCCCAACGAAGAAGGACAGACAAGTAACCAAGTAAGAGATCTCATTGAACAAATAGGTATGAAGATACTTATGGGACCTTATGCAAAGTATTGCCCTATGGTTGGTAACAGAGGGTTAACAGTAGCCGCTATCATAGAAACAAGTCATGTAGTGATGCACGTATGGGACGAGAACTCCCCTGCATTGATACAGCTTGACGTCTACACCTGTGGACCATTTGATAAGAACATTGTGTTTAAATGGTTACAACAATACAACCCAACAGACGTTAAATTTAAATACTTAGATCGAGAGCACGGCCTTAAGACTTTAAGTAGCAGTCGTAATAAATACATAGTATGAAGAAACACTTTGACAAGTTCTGTGAGTGGCAAATCAGCCACTGTGAACGTATGCGAAAGTTACTAAACTTATCTCATTGCCAACATCTATGGATAAGTTTTGCAAAAGGTATACTAGTGGGCATACTGCTATGTATGTTAACTAGTTGTTCAGCTAATCCTAAAGTAGCAAACAAAGAAGCACCAACAATACAAAACTTAGATGCAATAGGTAAAGTACTAGGTTGTGTGTTTGCTCCTGCCTCAGAAGAATGTCAACAGTTAAAAAAAGAACAAGACGTTGACCCAGATGACTATTGCACTGACGATGGTTGCCCAGAGTTTAAAGAGCTTTCCAAATAAGTTAACATTGTGTTAATCCGAGGTATAGACTCTAAACAAGAACAATTCTTAATAAAGTAATAAATACTATTGTAAGCGAAAGCAAGTTGAGGGCATTCATTACAGTTAACACCTAACTCAGGAGAGGGCGATAGTAGATCCATTCACCGCTATAGCCGCCGCGACTACGGCATTCAACACAGTAAAGAAATTTGTCCAAGCCGGCCAAGACTTTGAAAACACAGTCGGGCAGATGGGCAAGTGGTACTCCGCAATTTCCGACTTCCGAAAAGGACAGTCAATGCAGAAGAATCCTCCGTTGTTTAAAAAACTTTTCAACGCAGGTTCAGTAGAAGAAGAATCATTACAATTACTATTACACGAAAAGAAGATCATGGAACAGGAAAAAGATCTACAGGCCATGCTTAACTTTCGTTATGGATATGGTACATGGGACGAACTTAAAGAAATGCGTCGTAAGATCAAAGCTCAACGAGACGCAACAGTTTACAAACAAGCACAGAGACAAGCAGACTTTGTAGAAGCAATTCAAATTGGTTTAGTCGTTATGGTACTTGTAGGATTTGTAGGAGGCCTGTTTTGGTACGCACTAGACATGAAGGGTATTATATAATTGTATTTGGAATCATTATGGTTGTTACTCTATTGGCTTCGAATGAAGTATGGGCCAAGGGAAAGATATACGGAGCCACAAAGCCGTACTCAGTTGAACAACAAATAAGACGTGGCGAAAGAGAAGAAGTCAAACTAACAACTGCACGTAGAGTATGGATGGGACACCGAAGTGGTAACCTAGTTTGTATATATGTAGGTGCAGGCAACAGCAACGAAACAATAGTTACAGGTAAAGATGATAAGTGTATGGGCTCAATGCAGATTCCATATAGGCCTGATCCTAAGTTCGATTGGCGTAAACACTTAGAGAAAATGGAATAAATACATACAGTTAACGTTTCACTGGCTAGGAGAATATAATGGCGTATAGTGATAAGGTGTTAGACCATTACGAAAATCCTCGTAATGTTGGTTCGATGGATAAAGACGATCAAGGTGTAGGCACAGGGATGGTAGGAGCGCCAGCTTGTGGAGACGTAATGAAGCTCCAAATCAAAATCAAAGACGACATAGTTGAAGACGCTTGTTTTAAAACATACGGGTGTGGAAGTGCTATTGCTAGTAGTTCTCTTGTAACTGAATGGATCAAAGGTAAAACTTTAGGCGAAGCAGGACAAATTAAGAACACAGATATTGCTGATGAACTTGCTCTTCCGCCTGTAAAGATACATTGTTCAGTATTGGCCGAAGATGCAATTAAGGCCGCTATTGACGACTATAAGTCTAAGCAGTCTATATAGAATTTGTTCGAGACGTTGTTCGAACAGTATCTTATTCGTTTGGCTCTAGGGGAAGGATTCGAACCTCCAAGCTACAAGTAGCATACAATGAACAGTTGTACGTGTTTACCAATTTCACCACCCTAGAATAAACTTTAGTCCTTCCAGTGTTTGTCTAAAGCCGATATCATACGAGTCATACCTATACCGCCTCCAACTCTCGGAAAGAAGTCAAACTCCAAAAACTTTTCTAGTTCTGCTTCTACTCTATCCTTACCAAACAGTTTAAACAGTAGCTCACTGTATTCACCATTTGTAATCGTATGGAATGTATCACGCATCATGTCAACGTCACAGCTACGTTCTGCTGATCCTATTGTTTCCATGCCACCTAGTATAACATCTATCTTCTTACTTGTTGCTCCACCTTCGTGTCTGCTCATGTTCCAGAAAGGACTTGTAAACTCTGGAAAGTCTGTTATCATAGTTGTACCATACTGCTCATACATTTTTGTTTCATGGTCAGCAGTAAGCTCTCCTTCTACTTCATATTCCTTTTGCCATTCAGCATAAGTCTTTTCAGTAGGCATCTTAAATCCTAAGTGTTGGCATAGTTCATATTCCATCTTCTTTAGATCGTCTATGTCCCCTGGCATTTCAAATTCAAACATTGGAAATATAATATCATGTCGTCCTGGTATTGCATTAGGTTCCTGTCTATAGGAAGTGCTTATACAAAAAAAGCCCTTTGCATCGGGCTTGGAAAGTAATTCATGTTCTAACCACATTTGTCCTGTCTGTGGTAAAGGCCATACTTGGCCTGCATAGTTATATGTTGCTACGTTGAACGGATCTTCACACGCCGCTAGTATTGATAATCTATTCTGGGTATGGACTTCTTCAAATCCTTTATCCAAAAAAAATGACCTAAGAAGGCCAGTGGAGTGAGTGAACTTGGTAGGGTTGATTAGTTGTGTCATTTCTTTTTCCTTTTCTTGTGAAATACAAACTCATCAGACTTCACGTTGTATCTGTATACAAGTTTGTTCCAATGGTCTATAGTGTTGATATGATCGGACCACAATTTTTTATATTGTGTGTCCCAACGAATGTTGTCGACTTTAACTTTATATGTGGAGGACGAAGGTTGCTTTAAGGCCTGTTCCATTAAAATTACCAGCTCTACGTCTGGCATGGAAGACCCGTTTATTGTGAACTTTTTAGCATCGTGTCTCTGCATACTAAAAGTATATTTATCCTTTGGATCGTGTTTGGTGCTTTTAGTGATTGCGTTTACCATCAAACACACAGATAAAATACAAGCCATAGTCGCCTATGTTGTGTACTCTATGAAAGTGTCCATCTGGTATTAGTACAATAGATCCTTCAGTTACATCTCTATGGGTAATCTTGCCATTAGGATCAATCATCTCCATGTCGCCTTTACCCTTTATAAAGAAGTAAACTTCTTCTTGACCTTTGTGTGCATGACCTGTTGTACTCTTTTTAGCTTCAAGCCATGTACTACTTACTATTAAATTTTTTAGTGTGGTATTGTCTTTGACAATATATCTATCGTCTTGTTTTGCAATTACTCCGCCTATGTCTTCGAATGTTAGCTCAGCCAATGCCTTTTCCTCTTTGGTTCGTTTCCGTATAGCTCGTTACTAGTTTTAACTAGCTTTGGTCCAATGTGTTTAGTTGCTGTTAAACGTTCATGACCCTTTAGTATTTTATAATGAAAGCCTTGTGTAAGATCTAATGTGTTGCCTGTTACTATGCTGTTCAAACATTTGTCAGCTAGTATTTCGTGATTACTTTTTATCATATGATTATAACGTGTGTCAATACCATCGTTGTACCATTCTTCATCATCTTTAGGAGATACAAACTCTGGGTTACTAACTGAACCAGTCATGTCTCCGTATACTTTAATCAAATCTGTATAGTCAAAGTCTACACTAAAGCCTGGTATTACTAGTAGAGTAAATCCTATTCTACGTTGCAATTCTTTAAGCCAACTTACTTGTTGTTGTAATCTAAATGAGTCTAGTTCGTCGTGTTGTAAGTAATTAACATAACCTCTTACTGCATCAACATGACCTTTCTCGTGTTCTTTAGCAAAGTTATCCCAGTTCGCTATTTTAAAATTAGAAAGCTCAGGCTTGTCTTTAAAGAACCAAAACCTATATGGACTTGTTAATACAACTAGAACAACATCATCTTTCTGTAGTTTCTCTTCTTGTTCTTTAATCTTAGTTAGAATCCAATCGTTACTACAACCGATGATACTGTTGTTCATCATAGCATCAACTCGTAACTTACTTGCTAACTGTCTTGTCCAAGTCCAATCAGCTTCGTAGTCTACTGTAAATGAATCTCCGAATATATAAAGTTTTCTCAAACCTTAGTCCTCCTCGTCGTTACCTAAGTTTGCTATAAATGATCTTAATTTAGTTGAGTCAGTTTCAGCTCTAATAGGCTTTACTATTTCCCCTTGTGAAGGTTCCTTAGGTGTGTCGGGCTCTTTGTCTTGTGTAACATTACTTGTTCTCTTTAGTCCTGCCATAACACTTGATGTTGAACTATTTTGTCCATAGCCTACATCTTCATCTTCAGGACAGTCAGTAATACGTAAGCAGTCTATGTTAAACTCTAAATCAATCTTAGCACCAACACCACTACTACTTCTAGTCTTCATTAGCTGTATCTGATACCTACCACGTTCACGCATAGCTCTACTTGTAAAGATACCAATAACATTATCTGCCGTTTGTATCTTACTAAGACCGCCACTGATGTGCGAGTGATCAAATTCTATTTCTTCTACACTAGCTCTGTTCAACTGCGATGCAGTAACAAAGATACATTGTAGTTCCATTGCCAAGTTACGTAACTCTTCTGATACGTACTTGTCTTTAACAAACAAGTTCTCTGCACTAATTTTCTTACTCATTGGCATAAGCAAGTCTAAGTAGTCAATTAGTAATACATCAATCTTTCTATTATTCTTTACTTCATATTCTTTAACAAAACTTCTAATATCATTTGCAGTCTTACCACTTGGCATATATTTGATCTGCATCGCTCCTGCTTTCTTGCCTACCATCTTAACTTTCATTTCAACAGTATCAAGATCTCTAAATATTTCTCTACTTGGTATGTCAGTCATCATACTATCAACACGCATAGCAACCAAGTTCTCACTTAACTCTAATGTTAAGTATACAACGTTCAATCCGTTCAATGCCCAGTTACAACCTAAGTTTGCTAAGAACAAACTCTTACCTGCACCTGATCCACCTGCAAATATATTAAGCTCACCTTTGTTAAAGCCACCAAATAGTTTCTTATCTAAACTAGCCCAACCTGTGCTTACTTGTCCGTTGTTATCTTTTAATCCCATAAGTCTACCTTTAGGATCTGCAAAGTAATCAATACCTAAGTCTTTTTGTAAACCTATTTGTACTGCGTCTTTAATCTTTTGTTCAACTGGACCATACTCACCTTTTTCAAGTAAGTCTGCACTTTCTAATATTGCACGTTCTAAACTTTTGTGTCTACTAAATGTTTCAAAGTCTGATAACAACCAATCATAATGTTTTTCATTAAGTCCACTTGGCATCTCTAGTTTAGTACCAGGACAAGCACTATTAACAATCTTCTCTGTAGGAAGTGTGTTATGTTCTTCAACAAACTGTTTCATAAAAGTTGCCGCAGGCTCTAGCTTACGATCAAAGTTCTGTGGATCAAAGATACCTTGGCAACGCACAAACGTTTCTGCGTCACTCAACATAATTTCCAAATAAGTTTTTTGGATTTCTAATCCATAGTCAGTGTTTTGATTCATACTTTATTATACCATATTTTATCATTAAAGTCAATGTGTTTGTTGTTCAAAGCCAATACAGCCCCAATACAACTACCTGGATCGCCAGGGTTCTTAGGAACGTATACATTAGCCCAGTTCTTTCTAATACCGTCTACAGCCACCTTATTTAAAGCACAACCGCCCATTAAGATTAAGTTACGGCTGTGGAAGTTTTCTAGTATCCATTTGCTATTTGATTTGATCATAAGTTCAAAAACAAATTGAGTTGCATTTGCTAATCTTCTTAAGTCGCTTTCAGTAGTTAACTCCGGCTTGTACCATTGTGCTCCTTTGTGTAAGTTGTGTTTAAACTTAACACCTGGAATTGATCCGTCTAATGGATCTGCAATAAATGTACTAATCATATCGTTAACAAGTTCTAAGTTTTCTGATGTAGCAATATCTCTACCTAGTCCTTCTACTGCATATTCATCTCTGTTAGGAACTAGCCCAATACGTTTTGTCATTGCACTATAAAATAATCCTATACTGTGTGGATAGCTCTGTGAGTATCTTTTAACCAAGGTATCGTTATAGCCTTCCCAAATAGTAAACGTTTCATATTCTCCAATTGAATCTATACACATTACCATTGCATTACTCATACCGCTTGTATAAAAACCATATGCGGCGTGTGACTTATGATGTTTAGCATAATGAATAGGAGCATCTAATTGCCACTTGTCTAAATACTTTTTAATATTATTTTCACTAAACGTCCAACCTTGTCCTGCTTGTAATTGTCTTACACTTTTTAAGAAAGGCTTTTCATACCAAGCAATCTTATCAGGTCTAGGTAGTCCTTCTGTAACGGTAATGTGTTGTAACATCTCCCAATTTAAATGCGGGTCGTTATCTATGCCACTGAAGTCTTTAGATAGTCCTGCCCAAAGACATTTACTATCTCCAAACGATCCTTCTTCAAAGACTGCCACACTTGCATCGTGACTGTTACCAACTATACCCCAAGTAATCATTACTTACGTTTCTCCTCGATAATATCTGCAAGGCCATAAGCAATAGCTTCTTCGGCAGTCATAAACTTATCACGATCCATATCACGTTCAAAGTCTTCGTATGTCTTACCGGCTGTGTTGTGTTTAACATATAACTTTGTTAATAGTTCTTTAAGATACTGTATCTCTTTAAAACGTATTTCAATATCACTTGCCATACCTTGAGCACCACCACTTGGTTGATGAATCATTGTACGTGCATTTGGTAGCAGTATACGTTTGCCTGGTGCACCTGCTTGAGCAAGGAATGATCCCATTGAACAGGCTTGTCCCATTACTATAGTTCTTATATCACACTTAACATATTGCATTGTATCATAAATGCTCATGCCACTTGTAATGACACCACCTGGACTATTAATGTAAAGATTAATATCCTTACCTGGTGCTTCGCTTTCTAAGAAAAGCATTTGTGCAACAACAACGTTGGCACTATGATCGTCTACTTGACCATTTAACATTACAATTCTATCTTTTAACAAGCGACTGTATATGTCGTATGCTCTTTCTCCTTTGTTGGTAGATTCTACTACCATTGGTATTAAACCTGACATCTATTGTTTCTCCTTAATTTTCTTGTACATTTTATGCAACGCAAAAAACCAAACACCATTAATGGCTGGTTCAATCAATGCTACTGTTCCGGCTTCAAATAAACTTGCACCTGTGAACGTAGTTACTACTATCATTGCTATACATATATGTCCTAATGTATAAACTAATGCAAGTGCTAAACTACTTTCTACAAATACTGTTTGTATTCCTTTAGTAAACTCAGTCATACTATTCTCCTTTCCCAATTTCCATTACATTAAAACTCATACTAGTTCTAACCACGTTACTTCTAAATGGATAAACTGTATGATTGAGACCTGCATGGAAGATTAAAAAGTCTCCTGTTTGGGGTACTATTTTATGAGTACCATTAACACCTAGTACATCTGTACCGTATGAAAATTCTATTTGTCCAGCACATTCTATATGACTATTCTCCGAATACTTTTCGGTTGCTATTACTTCTGGAACATCAATATAAACTACTGTGCTTAATAGTCCGTCATGACTGTGTAAAGGATTAAACTCGTGTGCGGCTTGATAATTAATCCAAGGACCTGTTCCTAAATCAAAATGTAAGTTATCGTAAAACTCTTTAGGAATTTCTGGTGCTCGTTGTATCAAATGCTGTTGTGTACGTTCATCTTCAAACTGCATAAATCTTGATAAGTGTGGTTGTACAGTTTCCATAAACTTTGCTTGGTCATCTATTACGATACCTAGTTGTTCTTTTATATTACCTGCTAGTCCTTTACCAACATTGTTTCTTGCTTCTGCTGTTGCAAGAGCTACGTCCTGTAAGTATTCTATTTCTTTGCTAGTTAACTTACCTTGGTATATAGTTGGACCAAATGGTCTTATAAATTTATGTGACATGGTAATTTAATATCCCTGTTAAAAATATAAATGACGCTATAGAATTAATAAAAATTAAAGCTCGGTCATGCCATAAGTATCCTACCATTCCCCAACCTATTACTCCTACGAAATGAAAGTACAAGTTATATGGAGCCATGTTAGCACTAGTTAATGCCATACCAATAAGGATAACAAAACTTGCATTCCATTTAATATACCAAGACAGATCATACTTAGGTGTAATTTTTTTGAATACTCTTGTACTGTCTAGTGCCTTAATCTTATCGTCCAATTTTTCTCTCATGCTTTTAATGTTTCGTTGGTCCTTTTATTTCTTGCACTTCATCTCTTGATAAAAAGATAGCCTCCATGATGTCATCATAGTCTTCCTTGGCTAGTGCTGATTTATAGATCTTAATTGCTTGAGCACACATTACTCCTGCAACTTCAAGTGGATCGTATTCTCCAGATTCAATTAGCTTGTTAGCTTCTGTTTCTAGTATACGATAACATTCTTCTGTCTTATCTTTTTCTACTACCATAATATTCCTATTTGTATATAAACGGATCCTTCTTTTGTAGTTCCTTAATTCTTTTCTTAAACTTCCTGCGTTCCTTCCAATCCTCGAAGAAGCCGCGGATTTTATTCCATAAGTTTTTTAACCAAACCATTTTCTGCTCCTTAGTTTAATTTTTAGTTCTGAGTCTTCGCTACTTGATACAAGTGTGTGAAGTGTATACATACGACCATATTTGATTACAGCGTCATTAACATCTTTAACATCTGCGTCCCACTCGGGCATACTTACTGACCAACCTAGTTCTATTGCTTGTTCCATTAATTTCATTCCGTTATTATCACGATCCGGAAGTAGTATTACTTTCTTATTTAACGCATTGATGGCCAGGGCCTGTTGATCTTTGACTTCACTTCCTAGTAGTGCAATACCATCAACACCTATAGCATCAAACGGTCCTTCTGTAACAATACAAAATAACCTTTTATAGTTCTGTGCATCTAAATTGAATACGTAACCAGGCTGTTGTTCACTCATATATTTTGGACTTCCGTCTCCTATCTTACGTGCAGTCCAGCCTACTATTCTTCTTTGATTGTTATCATATTCTCTATGATAAAACGGAACAATCAATCTGTCTTTATAACCTAGCTTGGGTGTCCAATGAAAGTCATAGTCGTCAACAAACAGTTGTCTTGACTTCATGTATTCTAGTATGTTGTCTGGAGTATTCTCATCAATTGGTTGTGCTCCATCTGGTAATGGCTTATCGAGAAACTTTGGCAATTCTACTATAGTGTCATTAAAGCCTTGTGCTTCATTTAACTGTAGAACTGCCAAAGCCAACTTTGTGATTGTATCATCAGTTGCGCCTAGCCATTGTAACAGTTGTTTCATCTTACCAGAAAGTTTTCTACCTTCTGTGTAGCTCGCCTTGAAGCCACAGTTAAAACAATGATAGCTTACACCATGCTGAGTTTGATTTCGAATTAATCCTCCACGTTGTCTTGAGTCTTGAGTAGTCCCATTGTGATGACAACACGGAGCATTAAAACTAGTCCAACCAGACGGCGTTGTTTTCCGTTTGCTCGGAAGATGTGAAACTACTGTATCATATACTAGACTACTCATACTATATATTATAGTATCTCTTGTCTAGAAAGTCAACTAGTTTCTTACTAAAACTTTATCGATTGTTCCGTTTTGTTTGGTATACTTAACACGTAGGTGATTATAAACGCCATTGAAGTTTATATACTTTGGACCACTTGGATTGGACAATGTTAGTGTTGCTACGTCGCCCCAATATGTTGAACCGCTTATTTGGTTATCCAATGTGCCTTGCATGATTACATCACCTGTAAATCCTGTTGTATAAACAGCCGCGGTATGTAATGCTTCGTTACCATTTCTTGCCGGGTCGGCAGTGATTATTTCACTTGTATAAGTGTTTGTACCTACACCTGTTTCAGAGAAGGTCTTAATGTTGTAGGTGTCGCTTGGACCAGGAAACGCATCACCTTCAACTTTGATCACACCTTTAGCACCGTAGTGACTATTAGCATAGGTTAAAGTTTGTACGCCACTTGTCGCAACCAAGTAAACATTGTAGCTACAA